ACCGAGCCAAAGATGCGCTTGAGTACGCTCGCCGCGCTCCGTGCCGCATTCCATTTTGAGGACGGGAGGAACGCGCTCTCGCCGATGTCGAGGTTTCTCACGACGGAGTAGGTACTCGGCTTTTGTCTCATCGCTTGTCGGTCTTATATAACACACCGCTACGGAATCCGAATATGAACGCGGCGCGGACGAACCGCATGATTGCGGTCTTTACGTTTGCCTCCTTCGTTGCCTTGTAAAAGGCCGCGAGTTCTTCTTCCGTTAGTTCGTTCGTGAACGCGGACGCTATCAACTCCCGCCGGGCCTTGAACGCTTTTTGCGCCGCCGTAGCCTCGTCGTTCATGGATACCGCCTCCTTGAAGGCGTTGAGGACGAAGGCATCAGAGCCCTCGTCCCCCTTGCTTGGTTTCCTCGGCATGGTCGTTAGAATCCAAGGTCGTTGTCATCTTGATGGGGTGCCGTCCCTCCTTGCGCTCCTCCGTGTCCTTGGATGTCCTTCTTCCGGAAGTTGGCGATGTACGCCTTCTCCCTCGTCCTGGAGTTGTATGTCCGGAGACACGCCATGTTCCCGTATTGGTCCGGGGAGTCGTAGGTGTAGAGGTCGAGCCAAAGGATTTTCTCTCCCTTGGCGTTGGTTTGGATGAGCTCCTTGTCAATCTTCGACAAGTTGATGTAGCCGTTCAAGATAGCCATTGTGTAGATATTGTTATTGAGTTATTGGATATTCTTCTTGTTAATTCGGGTCGTCGTCCATCGCGCACTCCTCGAAGTGCGAGTAGGTCGAGTTCGGTTGCAAGTTGATACGCACCTCCTTGCGGTATTGTCGGTTCTTGCGGAGCCACATGTCGAGCCTTCCGGTCGGCTTGAGGTCTTGCTTGTTCCTCTCGTGGTCGAGCATGAGTACGATGTCCGCGTCTTGCTCGATGCTTCCGGAGTCCCGGAGGTCGTATAGTTGCGGGGGTCTGCCTTCCGAGGCCGACGCTCGGTTGAGTTGGCAAAGGAGGACTATGGGAACCCCAGCCGCCTTCGCCGTTGCCTTGAGCGTCCCGGTGATGTTCGCTATTTGTTGGTAGAGCGGGAGCTTTGCGTTCTCCCCGTCCTTCATGAGTCCGAGGTAGTCGATGAACGCCACCTTGCAAGTCCCGCGCTTGGCGAGTATCGTGATTTTCGATGTAATCTTACGAAGTTGTCTTGATGTGTCGTTGATGGTGATTGGGAGCGATGTCACTTGCGAGGTAGCCGCCGTGAAACGGCCCCACTCGACATTCCCCGTCGCAATTTGGAGGGGGTCAATCATCCCCGTCGCAAAGAGCATCCTTTGGACGAGTTCGGATTTCGTCATTTCGAGGGAGAAGATGACCGCCGGGAACCCTTGCCTTGCCGCCTCCGTCACCATCTGGAGCATCACCGCCGTCTTGCCGACGGACGGACGGGCCGCGAGGATGATGAGTTGTCCGGGGCCCCAACCGCCGTAGGTAAGCGAGTCGAGTGACGGGAACCCCGTAGTCATTCTCGGTGTCCTTCCCTCCTCCGCGAGTTTGATTCTCTCCTCAATCTCCGCAGCGAGTTCGTTCACGGCTTCCGGCATCGTCACCTCCTCCTTTTGCGGCCTCGTCCCTTGGAGCGTCGAGGCGAGCTGCTCGGCCTCCATCGCTATCGCATCCTCGTTGGTGGTCGGTTGCACGGCGAGGTTGAGGAGCGCGACCGCCGCCTCGTATCCCCTCCGTCTTGCATAGACATCGACAAGCGCGTTCGCGTGTTGGAGCGTGTCGGAGGAGGTCGCCCCCATGTCCGAACCGGAGTTCACCACCTCGGTTATGAACCGTTGCCCCACCCTTGCATACAAGGTGTTGTAGTCCACCCGGCGGTCCTCGTAGTACATCGAGACGAGAGCGTCGTAGATAGCCACACGGTCGGGGGTTGTGAACATCTCGCGTCCGACGAGGCGTTCCACCTCTCCGATGGTGTCGGGGTTGCCAACAAGGTCGGAGAGGAGTTGTCTTTCTATCTTCGTCGAGTCCGGCATTGGATAGTCCGAAATCGACCTGTCTCGGTTATAGTAGTTGCTCATTGTCGGTTTTAAGTATCGTCGTCCGGAGTCTCATCCTCGCCGTCTGTGGAACCTTCTTCCTCCTCCTCAAAATCCTCGTCGTCCTCCAAGGCGGCTTGATCCTCGCGGATTTCCTCTTGCTCTTGCTCGTCCGGGAGAAGGTCCTCCTCGGTGACATCCTCGTCGTCGAACACCTCGTACTCCTTCTCGTTGATGGTCTCGCCTTGCATCGCGGCGGCTTCCTCGGCGGCTTTCTTTGCTTCTTCGAGTGCCTCCTTTGCCTTTAGCCGACGCTTGCGGGCCTTGTCCGCCTTCTTGTAGATGGGGCATTGGGAGCAACGGATTGGCATGTAGAACCGTTGGACCTTGTTGTCTCTCGCCGCCTCCCGGTCGTCCTTTTGCATCGACACGATGGCCTTGAGCGCATCGAGCCGTTCCCTCCCATCGTCGGCGGCGTTGATGAGGTGGTTGAGAAGACGCTTTTGGGCCTCCGGCTTCGTATAGTCGATGTCGTCCGGGTTGATGGCTCCGAACTTCACCATGAGTTCTTCCTTTTGCACGGCGAGGGCCGCGTCTATCTTCTCCTTCACCATCCGCTCGTAGTTCGCCATGAACTGCTCCCGGAAGATGACTATCGCCGCCGAGTTGTACCATCGGCTCGCGTAGCCCTTCTTCGTCGATTCCGCCGCATCGTCGGACTTGTAATCGACCGCCATCTCCCAAAGCGCGTATTGCGTCGCCTCCGGGTTATAGACGAGTCCGTAGATGATTGCGGCCTTCTCCCTCGGAGAGAGTTCCTCCACGAGCCTACCGTCCCTCTTTGTCCGTCTCGCTACGTTCGCGTCGAGGATGTCGCGGGTTGTGATTACCTTCCGGCAGTTGTTCTTCTTTCCGAGTTTCGCCTTCGAGTGGTTGGCGGAGCGTATCGCCTTCTTCTTCGCGGCGGCTTCCTCCAACGTGGGGCGACCGCGTTTCTTCGGTTCCTTCGGCGGGGCGTTCGGGTCCACGGGTTTCCTTGGTCTCCCACGCCCGCGTTTCACTTCTTGCTGTTCTTCTTCTGCCATGTCTCTTCTTGTTGCTTTTCGAGTTTCTTGACCAGGAGCCCCGCCTTCCTCGCGGCTTCCTTCTCCTTCAAGGTTGTCCCCTTTGTGCGGGAGAGGAACCGAAGAAGGCGGACGGCTCGGTCAAAGTCGTTGTTCGAGAGGGGTATCATTCCTCCCCCTTCACCTTCTTGAGGAGGAACGTGCGGCCCTTCTTTCCGGACTTCCAGGTGGCGAGTTTGTCGCCGTTGAAGGCGAGGACCTCCGCGTCTTGCATGAACATCTTGATTTTGTCCTTTAACGCCTCTTGCTTGGCCGTTAGTTCGGCGATGGAGGCATTGACTTCCCGGAGCATTCCGATGTCCTCTACGGCCTCGGAATCGGCCTCTACGGTCTTTCCTTCCTCGCTCCCCTTGTAGTTCCAATCGGCGACGGAGATGAGGTCGGGCTCGTGGTTCTTGAGGATGCACTCGTTCCAGAACTCCGTCACGCGGGCGGCGATGAACTCCGCGAACTCCTCGTCATAAGGGATGTTCGCATACCCGAAGTAACGGCCTTGGACGAGCCACGCAAGGTCGGCATCGTGGATTCCGGTCACATACATTTGGTATTGGACTTGGGCCAACCAATGCGGGTAGATGTCATCCGGGTCCACGTTTGTTACGGTGGTCTTGCACTCTACGATTTTCTTCCTTCCGCGAACTATACGGTCGGGTGTTGCCCGCATGAAGTCGTGTTCCGGATGGACATAGATAATGTCCGACGCGGATGCCTTGATTACCTTTTCCCCGGTGGCTTCCTCCCATAGTTGGGCGACCACTGGTTCGAGATAATGTCCCATCTTCATCGCTTGGTTTTCCGGCTCCGGCTCCACCTGTCCGGTCTTTTTGAGGTAGAGGGAGAATGGGGTATCGAAGGGGCTGACGCCGAGGATTGCCCCGACGTCGCTTGCCCCGATGCCCTTGCCTCTTTCCTTAAGCCATTCCTCGTGGCTCTTGGGCTTGATGATGCGCGGCTTCATGTCCTACTCCCCGTTGAAGATTCCTCCGGACTCGGTGTCGGCGGGCATATCCTCCGGCTCCTCGGCCTTGTTGCGCCGGGCCTTCATCGCCTCGATTTGTGCCTTGACCTCCTCGGCCTTGGCCTTGGCGGAGTCCTTGACGGCGGACTCGTCCACGGGCTGCTCTTGGTTGTCCACGTAGTCGTAGGAGTCCTCCTTCTGCATCACCGCCTGGTCCACCTTGATAGCGTCCCGCATCTCAACAGAGAGCGGCGCGTACTTGGAGATGAGGAGTTTGAGGACGGTCTTTTTCGCCATCGCGTCGAACATTTCCTTGTCCGCCCAGAGGCCGTAGCCCTTCTTGTAGGTCTGGCTGAAACGGAGAGCATGTGCTTTCATTTCTTCCACGGTCATGTATAGGTACTTCTCGAAACCGTTGAGGAGTTTGAAGTACGCGACATAGCCGATGATGGGGAGGGACTCGCGGTTGTCGGCTTTCTTGAAGGTGAGTTCGCCCGTGACAAAATCCTCGTCGATGAGTTCCCCATCGCGGACATCGGTGGTGTTGAGCGTCTTGAATTGCCCGGACCGGAGAGCGAGTTGGACGAACCCCTTGTAGCCCATCTGGAATTGCGCCACCGTCACGCCGTTCTTGCGGTCATTGTACGGGAGGACGTAGGCAAAACCTAAATTTTGGTCCAAAGGAAGATCGAGGGCAGTGGCCTTGAGGGACGCAAACATCAGCGTCTCCGGCTTACACACTTGGAGCGCGGCGTTGTTCGACACGAGCGCGGTGAGGTTATTCACGAAACTCGCCTTCTTCTCGGCGAGTACGGTTGCAAGGTATTCTTGCGTCCTCGGATTTGCGAGGAAGTTGTTGAATTGCTTTAACGGAGCAATCGCCGTGGTTTCGTTTGCCATATCTTATTTGTTGTTGATTGTTTTCCATTGTTCCGTGACCTTCATCGGGCGGAGTTCAAAGTACACGCGGGATATGCGCGGCCACTCCTTGACGATGATTGGCACGGGGTCCTTGTGATGCCTATGTCCGATGCGCCTAAACTCGTCTATAAGACGCTCGGTGGTGAAATCCGATAGGGTGTCTATCCCGTAGTGAGAACGCACGAAATCGAGCCGTTTCCACCTCTTGTGGCCCATCTCTCCGAAGGTGACAATGATTGCCTTCTTCGCCATACGGAGCGAGAGGTCGAAGCAATCGTAGGCCGAGCCGAAGGGGTCGAGGTCTATGAGGTCGAATGTGAGGTCCTCGGAGTAGAGTTTCGCCACGAGTTTCTCCGCCGGGAGGTTGTAGGTGGCCGAGAGTTCGTTGTTGTAGTCGTTGCTTACCACGGCGCATCCGTGAGTGTTGTTCAACCACCACCTTCCCGTCCCGCAATATGCGTCGAGGATTGTCTTTGGCTTGACGAGGTTGAAGAACTCAGCGTTGGCCTCGTACTTCTCCGCCCGGTGAGAGTCGTTGTATTTCTCGTTGGTTTTTCCGAGCCGCTTGAGTTTGATGGAGATTGATGTCTCCGTTCTTCCCGTGGCGGCGGCTATCTCCGGGATTGAGTACCCTTGCCCCTTCAAGTCTCGGACGAACTCCACCTCCCCGTCCGTCCATTCCCTCGGAGCGGAGTGCGTGTAGCCGCATCCGTCGTGCGTGTCGCCGATGAGTTCGCTTGGGAGAGGCGGGACTTCGCGGGTGTCGAAGGAGAGGAGGGTTGGGTAGTCGGACATCAGAATAGATTTAACTGCGTATTGACTTGCGGGACTCCAAGGATGAAGTCGTGGATGAAGTTGCGGGCGTAGTCCGGGGAAATCATCGAGCGGTCTTTCGAGCACACCCCGGCTTGCTCCCCGGAGGCGGTTGACGCGATACGCTTTACCTCCTTTGACGGAGTGGCCGTTTCGAGCATCGTCGGTTCGCATCCGAAGAACCAATAGGCGGTCGGCTTACGGAACGAATCGCCCCTCAACGCCCGGTTGCTGTCTATGAGGTGGGGGGGGGTAATAAAATTGTTCTTCAAGTACCCAGCCCCGCTCCAGGGATTCTCGATGATAAGCCGTAGGTTCCGGTCCATCGCAATGCCGACGAGTTTGAGGAGGAGGCCGTAGAACTTCTGCCGATGCTCGCTCCTTTCAAGGATTGTCCAGACCATTTCCTTCGGCGCGAGGTTCTTGTAGTTCGCGTGTTGGGTTGTCATGGCGAGGGCGTTGTTCTCGCAGAAGTAGATGCACGGGAAGAAGGCCATCACCAGATCATCGGGAGTCATTCCGTCAAAGACACTCGGAACTCCGACGAATCCTTTCTCAATCTCGGCGAAAAGGTCGATGATGTGGTCGGTTTGCCCGAACTCGTTTTGAATGTCGTAGTCCTCCGCATGGATACCCAACTTGATGAACTCGTTCTTGAATGTGCCTGATTGCTCAAAGAGACAATGCACCCGGCCTTTGATTTCCATACCCTACAACCAATACCTCGCCACCCAGACGAGTTTGCCGGAGCGGTTGGTGACTTGCACCCGGTCGCGGTGTGGCGGGTAGCCGACGATTTCTTCGATGTCCGCGATTCGTGCTCCGAGCCGGAGGGTGCCGAACTTTTCGAGTGCCTCAAGCGGCGTAATCTTGTTGCCATCCTTCAAGTACGCGAGGATGCGCCGAGTCTGCGAGGAGGAGTTGACCTCGTTCTCATTGATGTTCTCTTGTCTCATTTCTTGCTTGGATTGGTGATGCAATCGGTCTTGTAGATAGGCCCGTCTTGCGATACGATTGTGAACTTTCCGGTCGGAACGCCATACCCGACGATGGACGCGGCGCAATACACGACGCACGAGCGTCCGTTGGTGTGGTTGGTGTGAATGCAGACGGGGAAAGCGTCCGGTAGTTGTCCGAGGTCCTTGAAGTCGAAGCAAAGGGCCTTCGTGTCGTTGTCTATCATAATGCGGACGGCCTTCTTGCGGAGGTGTAGTCCGAGTTTGTCGGTGAGTCCGCGCGAGATGTAGATTTTTCCTTGCGAGATGGTGAAGTGTTCTCCAGACTTCACCCCTCCCCTCTTTGGTTTGATGATTGTGTAACCCATGATTTATTGTTTTGATTCAAGTTCTTTTCTTGCGTTGTATCCCTTCTTGAATCCGAGGGCGTGGATGGAGAGCGTGTATTGCGAGAGGACATCTTCGAGTCCGGCTTCAAAGACCGCCTTGCAGAGTGCCTCGATGTTGCCCATCCCGACGAACAATCCGGCGGCGAGGACATCGCCGTCGATTCCCTCCGGTGTGCAAGTGTCGTAGTATGCCTTCTCCTCCTTCTCGGCCTCGGCTTCCTCCGCGTCCATGAAGGCTTTCTTGGCGAAATTGCTATCTTCCATAGTTGATTGTTCTTAATCTTGTTCGACACCGTTCAACGCAAACAACATCGCTTGCTTGACGGCGTTGAGTTCGTTGAGTTGAGAATACTTTGCTATGAACGACTCCATATCCGCCTTCGCTTGCCCCAAAAGGTCTTGGTAGGACGCATCGTCATGGATTGCTTTTATAAGCGGCACATAAGACCTCTTGTCGCTTTCGCTCGTAACCACATTCACGATAGCCCTCACCGTTGCGGAGACGGAATCATTGGTGACTGTCACGGTGATATTCTTGATGAGTTGCCGCGCTTGTTCCTTCCGCCACATATCTGCGGCTTTGGTGTCGTCCCATTGAAAGCACTTGTGTAGGAGTGCGCCTTCCGGCTTGCTTTCCTCCACAACCATTTCCGGCTTGAGAGTCCCGTATTTCTCGCGGATTCTCTCAAGTTCCACGACCGCCTCGTCTGCGGTCACGTCCCCCCATAGACCGGGGGTGATGAATTTGTAGTTGCTCATTGTTTGTTTTTGTTTTTCCGTTCCTGCCCCGCCTTGCCATACCGCACATCGCCTCGTCATACCTTACCGCGCCTTTCCTGCCAAGCCTAACCTCGCCTTGCCATACCGCACATCGCCTCGTCACACCTTACCGCGCCTTTCCTGCCAAGCCCTGCCCTGCCCCGCCTCGCCTTTCCGTGCCGTTCCTTGCGTTACCAGTCCTACCAAGAAAGGGAAGGGGCCGAAGCCACAATCCCTATGCACTTACTACGCGGAACATTCCGAACGAACCGGACGAGGCTTTCTCCGGCCTCCACTCACCAACACCGCAAGTAAACCCGGCGGCGTTGAGGATGCCGATGATTTCTTCCTCCGTAATGACATCCGCGATGAATTGAATCGTAATAACCGCGCTCCACGAAGGGAACTCCGCACGGTATCTCGGAGCCGCAACCTTCGTCATCGCGCCTACGCGGACCATATCTTCGCGCATCCGATGCTCGCCGTTGATTTTAATGAGGCCCGTTTCAAGGTCGTCGGCGATAACGCGGAACATCATCTTCGTGGTTGTCATTACACGGCCATAGACCACTTGGGCCGCACGTACCATAGCCGCCTTGAACGCGACCGCCGGGAAGCCGCAGGTCTTTCCATCGGAAAGGTAGTAGATGGATTTCTCGTATTGCTCCTCCGGGGTGACGATGTTCTTCTTCTTTCCTCCCTGCTTGAGACCCTTCTCGGCCTTGCCGATTTCTTCGATCTGTTGCTTGGACTTCTCGTCAAAGCGAGATACGATAAGCGAGGAAACGCCCTCGATAGGGACGGAGATGGTCTTGAGGTTAAGACTGACGGAGATTTCCTTCTCCACTTCCTTTGTTTTCTTTGTAGCCATTGTTTTTGATTTTTAGAAATGAAACTTATAAGTTGTTATCTTTGCTTGTTTTCTTTAAGTATAAGCCCGTCAAGGCGATTGTTGCGATTGCTCCCCCGTCGAAAAGGAGAACGTGCGAAATAGGCGTGTTTTCCGGCCATTCCGAGCAAATCATAAAGCCGATTGCTCCGAGGCAGACGATAGCCGCCAGCGATTGCAAAAATCTTTTCATATCATAGAAAATTTGGTTTCAAGAAAAACCCTCCGGAGTATCACACCCGGGAGGGAGTCGTGCTATGCGAACTAACGAAGCACAATGGTAACGATTTGTGTTTTAGAGCCTCCGACTTTCCGGAAGGTTGGTAGAAGGAGAAGGAGTCGAACCTTCGTCGCAAGAGCCAAAATCTTGTGTACTACCGTTGTACTACCCTTCTATGGTGGGCGGACCCTTTCACCGCCCAGGGCTTTTGCTAACACTAAACTGAATGACCTATGGGTGCACCTCGCGGCGGACTTTCAAAGCAAAGGTTGCGTGTCTCTCCACGCCTGTCACCCGTGCCGAGCAATGGTGCTAATCATTTACCGGAACTCACATTTCCAGCGGCCGGAGGTGAAAACAATTCACCACTTGCCCAAGGGGGCCAATGCCGGGGAACCCCCGTCCGCCTTATTGCTCAGCATACCCAAGACCGGACACCGAGTCCTGCCCGCGCTTTCTGCTCCGAACCCCTGCACGAAAATTGGAACCCCGGAGAACATCCCTGCTATCCGGGGTTGGTTAGCGTAAAAGAAAAACTATTCATCCTATATCGGGACTTGCACCCGCCGGAGTCCTTTTGCTCCGTATATAGGATTGGAACCCGGATAGGCGGTCAGACCAATCCGGATTTTCACGAACCAAAGAAACATACAAAGCGGGGTTTGCACCCGCGTGCCCTCCTTGCGGGCGCATTATAGAATTAAACAATAGGTTTCAAAAGAAGGCCCGGCGAACCGCCAAGTCCGGGCCGTATATGGAACGATTTTGACTGAAATAACACCAAAACCAGGGATGAGAATCCGATAAAGATAGGGTCAAGAATCGTGGCGGTTCCCGCGTCTCACGACGGTTATCCCTTGAGCGGGAGTTCCGAGAGCAACACGCCCCGTTTCCCGCCTTTATATACCTTCCGGAGTTTCCCGGTGCGCACCCACACCGAGATGGTTTGCGGAGAAACGCCGCACAACTTCGCAGCCTCGGTGCATCCGACCACGCGGTCGTTCTCCGCCTCCGTCGCGTCGTTCGCCCGCTTGAGTTCGGTCGCTATCGCCTCCATAGCGGAGACGGCGCGTTCGAGTAATGATGAATCGGTCATGTCTATTCCTCCTCTTTTGTTTTCGTTTCCTCGACGGTGATTGTCGCCACGAGGTTGTCCTTGTCAACATTGAATGCGTACCGCCTCCCCGCCTTGTCGGTGTTGAGATCGTACCCGATTGCCTTGCATGACTTGATGTGCTTGACATCCGAGAACTTCACGGTGTTCTCCCCGAGAGGAAGGTTCCGGAGCATCTCCGCCCACATCCTCTTTTCCTTCAAAGTTTCTATCTTCGCAAAATCCATATTCCGATAATATATATGCGTGTGCGCTCCCATCCGCTTTCTTGCATCCGGGGACTTTGGACAACCCGGCATCGGCGCGTTAGAACGGACTTTTGATTTGACTGCGTTGAGTGGGCAAAACTCCACGTCGCGCGGCTTTTTCCGCCGCTGCACCGTAGCCGATGGGGAAGCCTCCTTTATCCATCTGGCCTTTTTTCTTCGCGTGTGCCGTGTCGCTATCCGGTTATCCATTACACCCCGGCAGGAGCGCGGAAGTGGGTTACTTATCACAAGGACTTGGTTTTATGAAAGAAATTCGCTATATTCGCCTCTGGAACGATTTGTAAGGGCCTTTTCGGTGCGAATCCCCTTCCTTGTTTGGAGTCCCGGTGGTTAGTTGTCCCCAACCGCACTACGAAAGTAGGGACAATTCTCCACACTTCCAAATAAATTCGAGAAAAATTGGGGATAAATATCCACTTTTTTACTTTACGCGCCGTGGCCCTATGTAAACTAAAACAACGATTTGTGTTATGGCTACGACCATCCGCGAAAGGATTACCGAGTTCGCCGCCGCCCAGGGGTTCAAGACGCTCTCCGGGTTCGAGAAGGCTTGCGGGTTCTCCAAAAAACGCGAGAATGCTCAAGGAAATTTCGTTCTTCAATTAGATTTTCTTATACTTGGTTGGAACTCCTCCTCCTTTTTGGACTAACTCCGTCTTGGCTTTTGATGGGGCCGACGGGTTAGTCCACTCGGAGGAGTACCCCGTCCCTCGCTTTACTCGGTTTTCTTTTTTTTGATTAACTCGGAATAGTAAGTTACTCGGTATAGTATATATATATCTTTCCAGAGGTTTGAGGCTGAAAAAAGAGCGCAATCGTCCCGACCCGGGGTTGTCCAGGTCAGGCGTTGCGCTCCTTGCTTTTCCTTCGGTCTTTCTTTCCGTCGGTCGTCGGCTTCAATTTCGCGCCCCGTGCTTAATCAAGAGTTGCACGGGAATCTGGCGTTAAGGTCTTGCCCTCCCATGCATCCCGCCAGCAGCCTTTCGGCCCGTCCCTGGATTGCACCTTTGCATGGAGTCCCCTGGGTGCTTTGTTTTTCTTGGGGTGAATCTCCGTAGGGTGGGCTTGAGTATCCTCGTCTCCGGAGAAACCCATACCGATTGATTTCATTGACATTTCGCTCGTCTCCGACAATCCCAAGAGAACAAAAAAATTCTCATTGGTCGGTCGCAGTCAACTCAATGAGAATCTTTATGAGGGTTGCCCCAGAATATTTCATTTCGTCCCGACTGCGACCTCGGTACGTCGCAAAGGTACGAAAACAAATTGGAGAAATGCAACACTTCGTCCGATTTGTTGCACAAAGATACGAACATTTTTTTTGGAAACCCAAGGAAAAGAGAGGAAATTTCTTGGTTTGACGGGTGCGACAGACACCCTACCCACCCCTTTGTTTTTTTTGGTTGTTTTTAGGTTGTTTTTAGGTTGAATGGAGGGATTTATCGTCCCGGCGGAGAAAGTCCGAAATTCGGGACTTTAGGGCACAAAAAAAAGCAGGAGGAGCGTCACGCCCGTCCTGCTCGGTTCTTTTATTCATTCATCATTCAAAATTATGGTAGTAACACCACTATTCTATCAAAGGTTGTTCTTGTCACAACCATCGCTCCGAGGCGAGGCACGAAGAACTTTTGTCTTTGCGACGGGGTAGGGACTCCTCCCATCCCCGCCTTTCCCAATTAAAACTCGCATTATGTTAAATGCTCGTGTTGCAAATGTAAGAAGAAAAGTTAAATAATCAATAACTTTCTTTACATTTTTTTAGTTTACTACCCTTGGAGGTAGTCGAGAGCCGCCGGAGGAAGGGAGGAGACCTCGTAGTCGCAGATGTAGCGTTGCGTCATCGCAAGGTTGCTTCCGTGTCCGGCCATCCGTCCCGTGTCGGAGAGGGACACCCCGGCTTTGATGAGGTTGGTGACGAACGAGCGTCTCATGTCGTGGGAGGAGATGGCCTCCCACTTCTCGCACTCCTTCGTCTTTCCTCCCTTGACGACCTTCACTCGGTCGTTGATTCCCGCCCGTCGGCAAAGCCGTTTGATGATGAGTTCGCGCCCGGCGATGGACGGCGTGTTGCGGTGGTAGTCGCAGGAGTAGCGCACCCACCCGGCCACCTTCCCAGAGACGGGGATGGTCGCGGTGGTCTTGGTTTTCTTCGAGGTGTAGGTGAGCCGCCCGTCCTTGATGTTCGCCCAGGTGAGGTCCTGGATGTCGGAGATTCGCGCCCCGGTGTATGCCTCGATGAGCGATTGAATCTTCACGAGCCGCTCCTTGTCCGTCCTCGTCTCCACGGCTTCGAGCCGTTCGAGTTCCTCTTTGGTGAGGTAGGCGTGGACGGGTTTGTTCCCCCGGAAGCGGATGATGTCCTCCCATCCGTCCGGGAGAGTCACCTCGTCCCGGTAGCGTCGGAGGAAGGACGCGAGCACCGCCCCGAAGTTTCTCCGGGAGTTGGGTGCGAGTTCCCTCTCCACCTCGTCCCGGAGTTCGTAGAGGTTGGAGCGCGTGATGTCGCCCCAATCCTCGATACCGACGGCCTTCATGTGCTTTGAGATCATCATTCCGGACCGTCCGTACTTTGCTTTCAAAGATTCGTGTAGTGGTTTCATCTCTTGTGTGTGTTGCTTTGGTTTGTCGGAAGGAGGGTGGCCTGTCAAGACCACGCCCCTTTTTAGTTGGCTTCCTCCCAAGATTCGATGTCGGTCTCCTCTTTAATCGGGAGAGGATTCTTTGTAACGAAGGTCCCGAAGAAGTTCACGAGCGGGTATCCCGGAGCGACCGAGATTGGTTCGTCCCACGCATCGTCCGGGTGTCGCATTCCGTAGGCATGCACCGTCTTTTTGTAAACCTCCGTGATTCTGCAATCTTCGTAGAGGGTTCCCGTGTACTTCTTTCCGTTGAGTACGATTGCAAAGTCGCGTCCGTAACCAAGACGCTCGGCGTTGAATAAACTGACTACCATAATTGACGTTTTTAGTTAATGATTGAGTTGTCGGAGGAGAAGGAGGGTGTCACCCCTCCCCGTCCTTTTTACACAAGT